GAATGTGCCGGCCTATCCGATGTTGTTGCGGCGCGGCTCGAAAGGCGTTTTTGTTGCACAATTTCAGCAAAAGTTCCATGATAGAGGATGGAAGATTGTTGTCGATGGTGACTTTGGGCCGGCTACAGAAAAAGTTGTTCGGGCATTCCAAAGAGAGAAAGGTTTGATTGAAGATGGCATCGTTGGCCCGCAAACTTGGCGCACAATATGGAACGCACCAGTCACATGAATTTAGAATTGGCGCTTGAACGTATCGAATCTAAAATCAACACGACACACTATCGACTCGACACGATCGAAGAAAAGGTGGATGACTTGAAGAAAGAAAAACTGGATGTCGTTGTTCATACTGCTGACGCTAAAGTGTTTGAGCTACAGATCGGTACTCTAATTTCTAGCGTCGAAAAAATCACTGGTTATGCCAAGTGGGGTACTTTGGTTGTGATCGGTTCTGTCCTTGCAGCAATCATGAAACTTGTTCTCGTACCATAAGAATGAAAGAAGGAAACAGCATGGCAAAAAGAAAAACATGGTGGGAGCGCGACGGAAAAGAAATCCTCAAGCGCGGCTACAAAACCCTCTATCAAGTAATCCTAGGTACATTACTTGCTGTACTTCCGTACCTATCCGACATTGTTTTAGAAAGCCAATATGGCAAAGTTCTAGAAGCGAATCCGGCACTCATTGCAATATTCACTTATGTAATATCTCTGATAGATAACACTATCCGGACGCGCAGCAAAAACTTGACCCTATAAGTCACAATTCTTCTAGGCGGGCTTGCTTCAAAGTCTTAAGGCCACAAACAATATCAGTCAAAAACTCTACCCGCTCGCTCCAATCCATCTTCAAACACAAAGTCACATTCGCTTTGGCAATGAGCGCCGGCATATAGATGAAAGCCCAAGAGTCCTCAACAAACTTGTTGAACTCCAACGGATGATCCTCAAAATAGCTATGACAAAAAATACATAAACAAAAAGCATTCCGCACATCACAACGCACACGATTATTCCAACGATTGATGATATGCGCAGGCGTTAAAACAGCACCACGCGTCTTACAAAAAGGATTCTCACAATAGCCAGTACCCTCAACAATCGCAAGGCTAAACAGTTTATCGGCCCGATCCTTAGAACCAATCACAAAAAACTCCGGTAAAGAAATCGGGCAAAACGCCCGACAATAAACTATGAATCTTATAGAACATTTCTGGCGCACCTACTATCAAATAAGCGAAGGCAAAGGCCGAGAAAGGAACATTTCGACCTCTACCCCGCCAACATATGTTACAAGAATAAAATGCCGCCGGCGAGTATAGCTCTAAGTTCTTAACTTCATTTGCAAGGCGGCGAGAAATAGAAGAATGGGCATAGTTGTTCTATGACCCAGACATACAAACATTTTTTGTTTGATACATCTAGGAGGGCCACAGACTCTGCAAGGACGGTGTCGAAACGTCGAACAGCACAGCGCATATGAACAATAGAAAAATTGTCGTGAACGGTATATTCAGAAACCTCTTTGCCCGCATGCAGCTCGGTTACGCCTTTACCTGCACAGAGATTTTCTGATCGAGATGGCACTGTGACAGTCGCCCACTGGTTTTACCTTGAATCCTTGAAGGCCCTAAAACTTTCCCTCTGACACTATTTCGTGTGTACTACGCCAGCGCCATGAGCTAAGATATAGGCTAACAAACTTTAAGCGTTTGCAATAATAGCCACGACCCAAGCCGAAACGCAAGAGGTTGTGGCTATTTCTTTTTGTGCTTGCCGGCTAACCCTTGCAGCACGTCACTTTTCTTTCAAAAAAAACTTTTCAAAAAACCTCTAAAGATCCCTACTCAACTTTGCGACGTTATGGGCCAGGACAAAAAAGACTTTCATGGATGAAACAACGAAAGGGACAAACACCATGAAAGAAACACAAACAATACCTGCCATAGAGAAACCGAAACCATCTAAGACGTTCACAAACGTAGCGCTCTTAGCACTCGGTATTTTCATTGCTGGCGGCATCCTAGGAGCATTCCTAGTCAGTCGCAATCATACCCCGCCAATGCAAGGCAACGAAGCATGTAAAGCCGCTATGGTCGCACAAACAAAACAACTCCAAGCTGCCCTCAATTTACAGTTCGGGACTCCCGCGCCCGCAGAGACACCTTCGCTTGATGATGTTAAAGCGCTGCAAAGCAAATGTGACGACACCTTCCAAACCTATACAGTCAAAGTTGAGGCCACGAAATGATCGACCTCCTATTGAAAGACCGCGGCGCACAACTGCTTGTGCTTGTCTGCGTCGGAATCTATCTGTATGGCGAAATATACCATCGGGTGTTGAAACGCCGCTAGGACAGCCACAGGGCCACGGACGGCCCATTTGAAAGGAACATAATGAAATATCTTAAATTCTTGATTGTTGCTGCCATGCTCATCGTTTTCGTTGGGCAAATCAACGGCAAGAAACCACTAGAAACTATCAGCGCCACAATCCAAGCGCAGCCAATAGCGGCCCAAGCTGCACCCGCTGCGCCGCAATATAGCCGCACCAAACACGAAGACCAAACATCCATCTGTATCAACAACCGGACACGACAGCATTATGTTGGCGAACTGGTTGGCAGAGAAGAAGTAATCCATCACCTTGCAAAGTATTGGCAGGGCCAACAGTTAGAAATCATGGCTGCAATAACTATCAGCGAAGGACAACGCGACCTGAATTGTATTGGCGACGAAGTCGAATGGTTTAACGGCCGGCGCTTGTATGGCGCAAAAACATCTGACGGTCGCACTTGGGGCGAATCGCTTGGCCTATATCAGATACGAACAATTCAAGAAGACAAGCAGCCAGGCTCTTGCAGGAACGCCGACACTATTCGGGCTGGCATAGACGAACAGACTCGCTGCGCCAAACAGATATTCGACTCACAAGGTCTTGGCGCATGGTCGCAATACAGTAACGGCAACTACAAAAAACATCTAGGAAAGTAACTATCCAACAAAAAAAGCGCTCGAGCGAAAGGTGGGTTTCGGGGTTGAGCGCTTTCGAGTCCGTCTCTTGGAAAGTAACTGACTACAAAACTATTATCGCAGACCGAGCTTCTTTGTGCAAGCGGGCCACTGACCCCAACCGCTACGAGCTTGCAGGCGGCGAGCTGCGTCGTCTTGAATCTCGGGCGGCGCAAGGTGCGCGTATTCATACGCTGTGCCCATAGAGCGCCATGTGGGCGCGCTGAACTGATATGCGCCGTAGTAGCCATTGCCAGAGTTGCGCGAGTAATTACCGCCGGCCTCACAATTTCTTAGAGCCTCCCATATGTCGCCTGTAATCTGTTTTACTGGCGGCGCTTCAACCGGGACGTATGCCGGTTTTGGCGCAGGCAAAGTGGTCGTCGTTGTCGTCGTTGTCGTTGTAGTTGTGGCCGGTTTTGGCTTCACATAATTATCATAGATACTTGGCTGCGCTTTGGCAGCGGGTGCGCTTTCAGGTTCTATTGCCCATGCTTTGGTTGCATAGAAAGTTACTGCGATCGTTAAGAAAAAAAATAATGCGATGAGCGCTTGCTTTGCTCGCGCCGACAGATGTATCATTTGCATTGGTCTACCCCCGAGGTTGATCGTTTAAGCCCTTCAACTCGTCCCTGAAGGGTTTTTTTCTGTCTAACAGGTTTACCAACTTTTCGTTTACTAAGCAAGTATTGATGTCTGTTTTGAGCGCTCTGTGCATTTATTTACAAATCTTTTGTATTGCCCCTTGCGTATATATGAGCGGCGCGCTATAATAAAACTATAAGGAAATGCAAAAAGAAAGACCTAGGAAACACGGGCCGAGCCGACTGCAGAACACCGCGGAGAGTACGCACCAGTCACGACAAGGGTTTTCGATTACATCACTTATAGAGGAAGCGGGATACAGGAAGAGGACGCAGCCGGAAGCAGTTTTGCAAAGGTGCTAATCAGGTACTTAACTCCCGCTCCTCACTAAAACAAAGCAAAGGAACAAAAATGACACTTACAGAAACCTACGGAGAAATCAAAAATCTTCCTACACAGACACTTAAAGCCCTCAAAAAAGATTTATATTACGAGCTAGAAAATTGCGAACTTGATGAAGAAACTTTTGACGAGCGCGAAAGCGAACTCGGCCAAATCCTAAACGAACTCGACCAAAGAAAAGGAACAAAATAATGGAATCAGTATCAATAATTAAAGAGTATGAAAAAGAATGCCAGACGGCAAGGCTTGTAGTTGACGATGATGGTCTTGAGCTAATCCAAGTCATGGATGAAATGCGCCCAAACATCCCAGTCTGGGAGGGCGATGTTTACCAAGCCGAACAGCTAATAGCATTGTTGACCCAAGCAGTAAAGGAAGCGAAATGAAATTACAGTTAGAAATTAGGGCAAGCGAAGGCTACTCAGCTGACCAAGTCAAAGGCATTACCGTCAGCGATTTGAAAGAAATGCTGGCATGGTATGACGACGAAGACACGATCGTTTTGTATGACCAAAATAACCGTCGAGGTGCTTGCTATGGGGTCATCTGGGACATAGAAGAAATTGAATCAGAAGATGAAGATGAGGAGACAGCATAATGGGAGAGTTAGCAGCCAAGCAGGCGCAAATCAACACATTAGAATTAGAAATAAGTTTAACCAAAGCCATAGCCGGCGTTGTCGACGCTGCCATTGACGCAAAAACAAACAGCGAATGTTTAGCCGATGGGTACAACAGAATCCAACACTTGCTTGCAATTGTTGAAGATAAGAAAGAATTTCTGATAGTCATAGAAGATTTGTTGAGAGAGAAAGCATTACAAACAATCAAATAAGCAATCCAAAAACAAGTAAAGGAACAAAAATGAGAACCCCGCCAGACAAACCCACATACAAAATCATCAGAAGATATTTTGATGACGGCAAGCCGGCCAAAATAATCCGGCACGGATTGAGCCTAGAAGAAGCGCAAGAGCATTGTTCGCGAAACGATACTCACGCGCCAATGAAAGACGGAGTGCGCGCCTGGTTCGACGGATTCGAGGAAGACTAATGGATAAAGAAGATTTCAAACAATGGCTGGCAAACGACTTCGGTTGTAACGGTCTTGCTAGCGGCAATTACTGCTACGAAGATTTCGCAGATGTCAGAAACCTCATCTATGCAATCTATCGTTCAGGTTTAGGCTTTGCAGAGTTAAGTTCGCTGGCAGACATTGCCGGCGATATTACGGACGACGAAGACTTAAAATGGATTTGTGAGAGCCTAGAGGAAATCAAACTCGACCTACTAGAAAAGGCAATACGATGAGGACACAGCACCCAAGCTACGGATTCAGTTTCGAGTACCCAACCGAAAGCGACGACATACTTTTCAAATCAACTCAAGCCGTCATGGAATATCATCGTGAGGTTTGCGGCAAAGACTGGGACGACTGCGACTGCCAAGAGAAATACGATGAGGCTTTCGATGAGGGCATGCGCATAGTCACAGACAACAGTAAATATACAACAGCCTATCTGCCAGGCTGGGTCAACCCAAACAAGGAGCAATAGATGAACATTAGATTACAAACAACTCTCGAATGGGCCGGCTGCATACTCTTCGCGGCTGCCTTCTGGCTTGGCTTCATTGCCTTGTCATGGGCTTTGAGAGGATGAATTGGTTATTCGAGTACACGGAAGTCGTAACGCTCATAGCGGCCCTCACATTGGCTGCGCTAATAATAGGAACAATGATGGTACTTGCAGCGAGTAAAACACCGGAAGCGTCAGACCTGCAAGGCGCACCGGAAACGCTCGGAGACTTTCCGCCATTCACTCAAGAAGAAATCGAACGAATCCGGGCAGTCGGCCAAAAAGATCAACAACAAATTGAAAGGAACACACAATGAATAGGCTACTAACAATCGAAGTTTCGAGAGAGACAGACACCGACTGGACTTGGGATGTGCATTTCATCTGGATAGATTCAGAGTCGGGAGAATCTACAATCAAAAATTATCCGATCCGTTCAGACAACGGCGAAAACATCGGCGAACATATTGCCAAAGTTTTGGATGCACAATGAGAGAGACAAGCCTTGCAGCATACGAAAGTTTGATGCCAACAAAAACAGAACAGCTGCGCACTCATATATGTGCATTGTTGGAGATCCGGCCGATGACTCACCAAGAGTTAATCGACGAGCTTGGCCCAAACTATTCGCCGTCAGGTATTCGCGCTAGGTGCAGCGAACTACTTACAGAAGAATATGGCTGCATGGTTCGGGACTCTGGGAGAAAGAAAAATTCGCGGCATGGCAAGCCAATGATTGTGTGGGAGCTTAACCTTACAGATCAAAATCAAATGGAATTATTCTGAGCCGCGCTTTGCATTTATATGGCGGGCGCGCTATAATGGGTGTACGCATAAGAAAGGAACATATGACATTCGAAGAAGAACTAGAGGCCAACTCTAAACCCCGCACCAAAGACAATCCTTTGGGCTACATAAGAAAAATAGAAACCAAAACAGGCACAACATATATCAGAGAAGAAATCAAACGACCAACAACATTGGCAGACGAACTATTCAAACTATAAGAAAGGAACAAAATGGAAAGCACATATTCAGACTGGGAGATACGCGACAGCGTATCTTTACACACCGAAATAGATGAGACATTCAAACTCGTCGTTAAGTTGGCCCAACATCTCGGAGTCGACACAGAACTAGAAGAAAAATACTTCAAAAACGCCCAAGACTTTCGTTACCAAAGAGGCGCACACAAACCAAAAGAAAAGGAACAAAAATAATGACCGAAGCAATAGAACAAAACATCGAAGAAATGCCAGCAACAACAGACATACATCATCTGTCATATTCAACAGCCAAAAAAATATACCGTAAAGGAATCGATTACGCACTCGGCACGAAGCTAGGACTGATCGAGGAAACCTTTGGCAAAGCAGCCGACATCGGAGTGATGGCTCATGCCTTGGTGCTTGGCGGCGAACCTGAATGGGTTGTCAGCGAGTTCGATAATTTCCGTACTAAGGCCGCACAAGAATGGAAGGCAGCCCAAACAAAAATAGTTATAACCGAAGCAGACTTCGAACAGATACTTGCCACAGCGAATGCTATCAAGCGTCATCCGCTTGCAGCGCAACTGATAGAAACTTGTGACCTGGAACAGAAATTGACTGCCAAAGTAAACGGTATAGAGTTTGTCGGTTACGCCGACGGCATAAGCAAAGACCGAAAGACCATCTTCGATCTCAAAACCACCGGCCAATTCGACATGTTCAAATATCAGGCATTCAGAAACGACTATGACCTGCAAGCGTCTGTCTATCGGCTATTCGGAGACAACCCAGATTTCTATTTCGTTGTAGCTGAAACTGTTAAGCCTTACCGGGTGCAAATCTTTGGTACGGCCCAAGAGTTCTTCGACAAAGGCGACGAGAAACTAGATAAGGCAATAACAGAGTTCTTCAAATTCAGAGAAAGGCCAGGCGCAAACGACCTAGAAAAGATCGACTTCAACGTCGGTGAAATACAAGACATAACCAAGGTAGAACAACTAGGCGATTGGAGTAACTAAAATGACACAAGTAGAACAAGTACAACAGCCGGCAAGAAACATCGTCGAATACATCAAACTCGACGCGATCCAAGAGTCAGCAGAACGGACATTAGGCGCAGGTGGCCGCCAATTTCTAACATCAATACTTTCCTTTGCAAACTCCAACGCTGCCATCATGGAATGTGAACCGCGAAGTGTTTACGCTGCATGCCTTACCGCTGCAACCTTAGACTTGTCTGTTAACCCAAACTTGGGCCAAGCGTACATCTTGCCATACAAAAACAAAGGTGTAACGCAGGCACAATTTCAGATCGGCTATCGCGGATTCATCCAGCTAGCTGAACGCTCAGGCCAATTCAAACGGATAGGAGTCAGAGAAGTACACGACGAGCAACTTGTTGGCTTCGATCACTTTGGAGAGCCGCTACTTGACTTCAACATTAAAGGCAGCGGCAAAGTAATCGGCTACATGGCATACTTCGAACTGCTCAACGGCTTCTACAAGATCGACTACATGACAACAGAAGAACTAGAAAAGCACGGCAAGCTCTATTCTCAGACCTACAAGAAAGGCTTCGGAGTTTGGAAAGACAACTTTGCTGCAATGGCAAAAAAGACTGTCATCAAACTTCTCTTGTCGAAATGGGCACCGCTCAACACTGAAATGCAACAGGCAATAGAGGAAGACCAGAAAGTAGAAGACGCTTACGCTGACAACAAAATCTCTTTCGAGATTGAAGATGTAGCTATCGACGACCAGCCAATTGAAGTAGACGCTCTAACAGAAATTCTTGAAGGCGACCCGCTGCAAGAGTTGGACGACCTCATTGAAAGCGCCAAACCGAAAACTGTCGAGCAAGAATATGTCGTCGAAGAATCTATCGTTGAGGGTGAACTCCCAACAGTTAAAGCAGTCGACAAAATAACTCAACAGCAAATGAAGAAAGCGTTTGCCATGCTCAACAAACTGCCAGACGAAGTGAAAGCCAAAGCAGAGGCGGGCCGCAAAACAATGTTTGGAGAAAAGAAATCACGCCGCGACTACACCCAAACCGAAGCCAACAAATGGATAGATTATCTAGAAAGCCTGAAAGAAAATGAGTAACAATCTTTTGGCCGACCTGACGCGCGCTCAAGCAGACCTGCAAGACGCACGCGCAGGGTTTACGCCATACAAAGAGCGCTGGTATTCCTGGAATTACTGGGCGCAACACAGACAGAAACTCTTTTCTTTTAGTAGCTGGATGGCAGAATGTAACGTCGAATTTGAAGATGTTGCAGGCTCTAAAGCCCACTATCCCGAAGCTGACGTTATCTATAGTCGCGGCGAAGGCTACAACTATTACTCTGCTTGGCGCGGTGCGCAGCAAGCAGTCGATGACGCAGAAAAAAAATTCGACCTGATATTCAGGACGATGTGGAATGCCCGCACCCCTAGCGGGCAGCCCACTTATTCGCCCAAAGAATTGAGCGAAGCACTCGGCAAAGACACGGAACAATTCCGAAAGTTTGCCGCCAAACGATCATGGTACAAGCCACGAAACAACCCGAAAGGAACAAAATAATGTTAACAAGAATCGCAATAGTAATACTGATTGGCTTCGTCATATTATGCCAAGCAGCAATCATTTCAGTAATGAAAGACGAATCCAAAAAGACAAGCCATCCACAAAAATCATTCCATAGATGGCTCATCATATGGGCAGCAATCAACAGCACAATCATCATCGTCGGCTATTACATATTCACCGGCACACTCTTAGGCTGGCAGCTATGAGCGGCAAAGCTTCAATCATAGACAAACTCGTCGAACAATATAAGCAACCCCAACTATCCAACGACGACTATCAGCGAGCCGTTGTCCTGAATGTAGCTCACAGCTATTGGTTAGCAACTAAGACAGGAGACTAATGAAAGCTAGATTACGCAAACCGATAGAAACGCATCCAGGGGCAGATAAGAAAGATGCTTTAGATAGAGCAGATCAACTAAAAGTTGGCGAGGTGTACGACTTCCATCCGTTCATAGAGTGGTTTGATGAGCCATGTATTACTTGTGACATTTTTGCTGGCAATTGGGATGAGAGGCCAGAGATTGCGTATTCAGGAAAGCATAGCGAGGGTTATAACCATCTAGACGACTTCTTGGGTGACTGGGAGATTTTACAAGAGCCTTTTGTGAATGTTGTGAGTGAAGATAAAGGAACCAACTAATGGAAGAACACGATAATCCTGATATAGAACAATGTTCTCAATGTATAGAAGATCGCAAGATGATGTCTGGGGGTTGGTCTTTAGAACAAAAAGAAGCCATACGCGAACAATTCGTTGAAATTGGCAAAGATTATATTAGCAACGCTTTTTATGCAGGTGAACGAGATATGACATCTAAACGGTTAGTCGATCATGGACACGAACAAATGGCAGACGAATGTATGGCGGTGTTGGAAGCTATTACTAAAGGAGAACAACCATCCGAGACAGAAAACGGCTAACAAAACTCGAACTACAACTCAAAGACATAAGAGCAAGACGCAACGAAGAAGCCAAAGATGAATATCCGATAATAAAAGAACCAAAAAACCCAGAATGGATATAAAACCATTCTCTATCAAACAAAGGAAACACAAAATGAACAAACAAATACCAGCATGGGCATTATATCTAACAATCGCAATAGCAGTCATACTGTTATGTGGAGTAAGTGGAGCAGTCGCAGCTTCGAAACCAGAACCAGAAATACGGACAGTCACAGAATACAAAACCAAAGAGGTAGAAGTCAAAGACGACTCACAAACGTATGAGATAGCAGAACTCAAAGTACAACTAGAAACTTGCCAGAGGTCTACCTTGCTATCTTCTCAAGCGATGGTCGATGCAGTAAACGCATTTATCAAAGTATCTGAGGGTGCAGGTGAACTAAATGTCTCCAAGGTAGAAGAAGCTACAGCAATCATTCAAGCTATCGACGCGACAACGGTAGGGAATACAGCTAGAGAATGTGACCCTACTATCGCTTCCAAGATTACAGGACTACCAGAATAATGAAAATCTTGTGGGGCATACCAGTCGGAATAATCTTCTGGTGTGCCTTTACATTCGGTCAGATAGTGAGGTAAGAAAATGAAAGAAATACCGAAAATTGTTGAGTCGGTTAGTTATTCAGATAAGGAACAAACAAAATGACACGAATAAATTTTGATGAAGTAAAACTATATTCAAAGAAATCTTGCAAATGTAAGGTTTGCGGTAAACGCCTAACTAGACAAAAAACTTTTTGGCAAACTTTAAGCCCTTTCAATAGAAACGCTGATGGTGTACCAAGAACTCGCAAAGAGATTATGGATATTCTCAAAGTAGAAATTGGCGTTTGGCGAGCTGATGTAGAGATATGTTCTAAGTGTGAGCGTGTTTCTGACTCTAAGGAGGTCAAGTGAAACCTACAGGCTATATTTTGGACAGTCCTAGTTATGAGATGACTATAGAACTCATGGAAAGACCTTCAAATTTAATGATAAAAGAGTTAGAGAGAACTATTCCCGACCTCTTAAAACTAATACAAGTCAATCCAGTAAAGGGCAGAAAGCTATTAAAACAAATCCGTTTGTGGGTTGAAGATAAAGGAAACGACTAATGACTGTTAGAGATGAATTTCAAACTATGACCGATGACCAAATCAAATGGTACACGAAAGGCTACGATGTCGCTAAGTCTGAGGGTTGGAGTGTCTCTCAAAAAGAAGCCATACGTGAACTGTTTGAAAGTCTTATCAACTGCGGTTTTACTTACGGCTGGAAAGAAATAAATCCTATACCAGACGACAAGTTTGAAGAGGCAATTAAATACGGTTTTGAAGAGTTGGAAGCTATTACTAAAGGAAAAGAACAATGAACGAACAAAACGCAAGAGGACATATCCCACAGCCTTTTGTCTGGGATGATGGATATGTGACGGCAGTAAATGTAGCTAGGAATCCTAGTTGCCAAGAAATTGAGCGTCTTTGCCAGATGCTTAAAACTCTAGTATTACCTGCGGTTGAGGAGGTTACCCAAAATGACTAAAAAACCTAGCTACGACGTGATTAAACGTGAGCTTGAAAGAGCATGGAAAGAAGCACAAGTGCCAAGCGATTACGCGCAGTCAATGAAGCAAGAGTGTATTCAACGAGCTATGCAACGAATCAAAGATTCTGAAATGGAGATGGCGTGATGTCTGATGGTTAAGAGATACACACTCAGAAAACCAGTTGTAGCTAGACAACGTAAAGACATACCTAGGGGCGAGTTTGGCGGTTGTGAGTGTAGATAAAGGAACAGAATGAATCTTGAAGTAGAAATACATGAAGAACAATCTTTTGGCGGCATGATCTATCTTCTGCGTTTAGGTGAAGGCCGCGCGCAGCTCGAAGTTGATTATGCCATATTCAACAAAGAACCCGACGCTGTACGTTTTGCCCTAGAGGCTCTATGTGACGCTTTGCGCATAGAAGCCCAAAGGGTGGTATACACAGAACTTAAAGCGCTAGAAGACTTGGAAAACAATGAGTAAGAAAAACACGACAAGAACGAAAACAAAAAAAGCCTCACAAAATCAGGCCCGCACTCATGCAAAAACCCAAACCGAAGCCAACAACCAGAAATTCTTTGCTTGGCTAGGCGATGTTCTATCTACCGGCATGACCCAAGAGGACTTCAACAAAGCCCGCGCTCTATTCGAACAAGGCATATCGGCCGACGTAATGAAAGCAAACCTCAGCAAACCATACAAGCGCCCAAAATAGAATCCACGTTTGTTCTAACCGTTTGACTTATAATGTCTCTTGGAAAGGAACAACCATGAAAATGCAATTCACACATTTCTTCGATGCTTCACATCAGCTGCAAGACAGCCCAGATTTACACACCAAAAAATGCGCCAACCTACACGGCCATACCTACAAGGTCATAGTCGAAATAGAGGCCGCCAACGAACGTCACGGAATGATTATTGACTTTGGCAAAATTAAAGAAACAATCAACATCCTCGACCATCAACATATCAACGACATCTTCAAACACTTCGAAAACGACGTGCCGGCCACAGCCGAAAACATTGCCATATTCATCAAAAACCAGATATTCAGAGTCATGGAGAATGTTATCCTAGACAGAATAACGGTCAAGGTTGCCGAAGGATTCAAAGGCGACGAATCGAGTAACTGGATTATCGCATGATAGTTTCGAGCGAAGCAGGCAAGCCAGAAGTTTTCTATACTCTGCAAGGCGAAGGCCCATCTTGCGGGCGGCCCGCCATCTTCGTTCGACTGTCAAACTGTAACCTTTCTTGCGTCTGGTGCGATACGCCATACACTTGGAACTTCGAGAAAGTCAAAGCTGACCATCCAGAAAAGTTTGTTAAAGCAGCCCAACAAACAGAAATGACCCTTAGAGAAGTAAGCGAAACAATCAACTCTTTTCGCCCACATAGCATCGACCCGATTTTGGTTTTGACTGGCGGCGAACCTATGCTCCAACAAATCTCGATCGTCGACCTAATCTTCGGCCACAATCTAAACGTCGACGCAATAGAAATCGAAACAAATGGGACAATAGTACCCGACACTCAACTTTTCTCCCGCTGCCAATTCAACGTGTCACTCAAACTTTCAAACTCTGGCATGGCCCAAGACAAACGTCTACGGCCCGCTGCCATTGCTGCATACGTCCAAGCGAAAAGCATATTCAAATTCGTTGTTAACACTCCCGAAGACCTAGAAGAAATCAAAGCCATTGTACAGCGCTACGACATAGACAATCAGCTCGTATGGCTAATGCCACAAGGACGCAATGCAAAGACGTTAAACAGCAAACTACGCTGGTTAGCTGACGAATGTATAACTAACGGCTACAACCTAACCAACAGACTCCATGTGCAAACCTGGGGTAACGAAAGAGGAACATGATGAAAGTATTACCAGTAGTTTCCGGCGGCATGGATTCTGTCACTATGCTGCATGACCTAATCTATCAAGGCTACGAAGTCGACGAAGTCATCTCATACAATTACGGCCAGCGCCACGTTAAAGAACTCGACTATGTCGCCTGGAATGTCCAACAGTTACGCCTCAAACACAAAATCATCGACATTTCTTTTTTGGCCCAACTCTTAGACCAGTCAGCTTTGACCGGAGATACTGACGTACCGGAAGGCCACTACGAACAAGACAACATGTCACTTACAGTTGTACCTAACCGAAATATGATATTGGCTGCAATAGCAATCGGCCGCGCAGTCAACAACGGCGCAAACGCGATAGCTCTAGGTGTCCATTCTGGCGACCATGCCATCTATCCAGACTGCCGGCCAGAGTTCGTTTCTGCGTTACGCACAGCTGCACTCATAGCAAACTATGAACCGATCGACGTTCTAGCACCGTACCTAGCAATGGACAAAGGCAAAATCATCGCACGCGGCCTAACCATAGGAGTCGACTATTCACACACTTGGACTTGTTACAAAGGACTCAAGCAAGCCTGTGGTGTCTGTGGGTCTTGCCAAGAACGACTTGAAGGTTTCGCCCAAAACAACATCGACGACCCGCTGCCATATGAAAGCCGCGAACTCATAGGCGCAACCAAATGAACCTAGAAGACAATGTTCGTAGCCTATTAGACAAATTCGACGACGCAAGCCGCGAAGGACTCAAAGAAACGCCGGCCAGGGTAGTCAAGTTCTACGAAGAATTCCTCAACCCGCCCGACTTCAAATTCACAACATTCGACTCAGAAGATTACGACGAAATGATCATACAGAAAGACATTCCATTCTTTTCTCTATGCGAACATCATCTAGCACCCTTCTTTGGCTTCGCGTCAGTCGCCTATATCCCAGCGACACGCATTGTGGGCTTGTCTAAGCTAGCTAGAACTGTTGACCTCTACAGTCGACGCTTCCAAAACCAAGAACGCATCACACAGCAAATCGCAGACCGCCTCATGGAAGAACTACAACCTCACGGAGTAGCCGTATCTATCAAAGCCCGACATCTCTGTATGGAAATGCGCGGCATCAAAACCCACGATGTATTCACAGTAACAACAAAACTCATTGGCGCATTCAAACAAGAACCCGAAACCCGCCAAGAATTCTTACAAGCAATCTAAAGGAACAAACCATGTCAGACACAAAAAATCTTACCTCTCTAGGCTCAAACGAAACCACATACGAATATGATGGGCCGCATGCCAGCCAACTAGAAACCTTCGAATACGAACAACATGTAGGCGACCAAGTCGTATCGTTCATAACAGACGAGTTCACGAGCCTATGCCCAAAGACCGGACAGCCAGACTTTGCCAGCATCAACATCGCCTACATCCCCGACAAGCTCGGCATAGAATCCAAATCGCTCAAACTATATCTTTTCCGTTTCCGTAACCATGGCAGCTTCCATGAAGACTGCATGGGTCAAATCTTGGACGACATCATTACGGCAGCTAACCCAAAATGGATACGAGTATACGGAGATTTCACTAAGCGCGGCGGCATAGCAATCAAACCAGTCTCAGAATCAAAACAAGTCAACTACAACCCGCCATACCATCTGATCGACGCAGCAACAGACTACCGCTACCAGAGATGAAATACTTTCTCACAACGGGCGACGTTGGAGTACAGCTCTCTGCCATAGAAAAAACCGGCGGAACAGGCAACATGCTCATGTCGTATGCCCTACACAAAAACATCGACAAAATAACGGCCATCATTGCCCGCTTTCCAGAACAAGACATCCTGATAGATTCAGGCGCTTTCTCAATATGGAATACCGGCCACACAATCGACCGCTCTGTTCTGCTGGCATACTATCAACAGCTCAAAAAAGTACGGCCCGACCTTTCCTATATCAACCTAGATGTAATACCTGGCTCGCGCGGCCAAAAACCAACAACCAAAGAAGCCTACGCTGCATGCGAGCAATCATGGGACAACTACCTCTACTTCAAAAAGAACGGAATCCAAACCTTACCGGTATTCCACGAAGACGACGACTTCACTTTCCTACAAAAAATGATCGACGACACAGACCACATAGCAATCTCACCCGCCAACGACAGCCACCTAAACAAACGAATCGTATGGCTAGACCAAGTATTCTCGATAATCAAAGCCGACTACAAAACACATGGCCTTGCAGCAACAGCCGACACTCTACTTCAAAGATACCCTTTCTATTCCGTGGACTCTGTAAACTGGCTCTCACCGTCCCTCTATGGCCGCTCAAACGCCACAACAATTCCATATGAGCAATCATCCCAACTAGCCTCAGATCCACTCACACGCGAATATCTACTCAAAGAAGAAGCGAAAGCGTTACAATTAAAACAACAACACATAACAAACCTATGGCAGCAAAGAGGAGTCTTCTGGTGATCTCATTCAACCCCGACAAACTAAAGATCGTACCGATAGACCAAGTGCGCCCAAACACATGGAATCCGAAACCCAAACGCGGCACAAACTACGACAAAATCAAAAAATCAATCGAAACCCACGGCCAAAAAATCTATCCGATAGTCGTAAGAGAAAACAAAGGCTACGAAATCGTCGACGGCGAACAAAGATACACAGCATGCCTCGACCTCGAATTCGACGAAATCCTCATATATAACGAAGGCCAACTAACCGACCAAGAAGCCCAAGCACTCACAATCTGGTATCAACAACAAGCACCATTCGACTCACTCGCCGAAGCGGCCCTCGCCTACAACCTCCATGTCAACTACCAAATCGAGCTGCCATACTCAGAAGACCAACTAGATGACTTCTCCAAGCTAGCCACATTCTCATTCGCCGACTACAACCCAAACCCAGACAACAAAAACGACGACACAGAAATCAAAACACTATCTCTAACAATGCACAAAGACAAATACGATGTAATCATCAGCACCCTAGACCACCTCATAGAATCCAACCAAGCAAGCGACCGCGCCCAAGCACTCGAATTCATCTGTGCAGACTTCCAAGCAGGTAACTAAAATGGCCGAGACAAAACGAGATTTCAACCCAAAAAAAGAAAACGAATACCGCACCTGGGTCATCTGGAACTCAATGCCAAGACACCTAACAGCGGAAAACATGGAACAGCTATCCATCGGAGATCCATTACTAGCCAAACTAGCCACCATACGAACACAAAAAGAGCTTGCAGCATTCCTCAAAGTCAGACCAACAACAATATCCGACTGGGCCAAACAACCGATACGAGAAGAATTCAAACAGCTCGACTGGCGATACTGGGCCAAGCAAGCAACCCCGCTCATTGTGGCAAAATATATCGACAAACTTCTAATCCATGCAGACGCGCCGCGCTTCACAGCTTGGATGAAATATGTAGAGCAGGCAGAAGAAAAGTCGCAGGTTGATGTTGATGTCAAACATGAAGGTCTTGCTGCACTCATTGCCGGCGCTGACAAGGTGCTGAAAGACCATGGAGAATCTATCTAACACTACAGCCCGCAAAATCAAACGCGCGCTGCAACTCTCACCGGCCTTCTTCAACCATGCCGTCTTAGGTGGCGACTTTTGGGACAAACAAGAAGAAGCTGCAATATCTGTACGCGACAATCGCTATACAACTATCCGTGCTTGCCATGACGTAGGCAAAACGTATCTTGCTGCAAGACTTGCACTCTGGTTTCTATATTCACATCCTCAATCTATTGTTGTTACTACTGCGCCGACTATGCGTCAGGTAGAAAACCTATTGTGGAGAGAATTGCGGGCAGCGCATGAGAAGGCAGGCAACCTGTTAGAAGGCGAGCCGCTCAAAACTAGACTCGACCTCGCGTCTGACTGGTATGCCATTGGCGCAAGTTCTGCCGACCCCGACAAGCTACAAGGATTCCATGCAGCGTCAGGAAACATTCTTATAATCGTCGATGAAGCCGCCGGTGTTAACGAGCCGGCCTTTGAAGCTATCGAAGGTATGATGACATCAGAGGAAGCCCGCATGCTTCTAATCGGTAACCCGACATCAGACACAGGCTCATTCCGTGCGTCACATTACTCTTGGGAGCATGCCAACAAAATACATATATCCGCTTTCGATAGTCCAAACTTCAAAAATAACGGCATAAGAAACGTAGAAGATTTGCTTGCAGCTGACCTAGAAAAAATCGAGATCGTAAACAAGTTTCTTGTATCGCCGCAATGGGTGCTAGAAAAAATCGAATCCTGGGGTATCGACTCGCCAATGTTCCAGGCCAGAGTTCTAGGTAACTTTCCTAGCCAGTCAGCCAACACAGTTATTCCTTTACAGAAACTCATAGACGCAGCAACCGATGAACATCGCGCCAAAATAGAAGCGCTAGGTGGCGAATTACATCTCGGTGTTGACCCGGCCCGCTTCGGTAACGACTTTACAGTTCTAACGCCGCGCTACGGCGGCTATGTGCCAATGCAAAGCAAACATCCATCGACTTCCATTCCTGAAACTGTCGGGCTAATAAAACAATTCGGCCGGCCAAGACCAACCGGAATATACATCGACGTTGACGGACTAGGCGGCGGCGTATACGACATCCTCTACGAACAAAAATATGACATGATTGTCCAGATACACAACAACGCGAAAGCGCTGCCAGACTCGAGTGGCCTAACCTTTGCAAACCTGATTTCTCAACTGTGGTGGATTGCCCGCGAAAAGTTCATTGCCGGCGAGCTAGCCATACCAAACGACGAGAAACTAATCATGCAACTGTCGACAAGAAAATACTCTTTCGGCAGCAAAGGTTTAACCGTAGAATCAAAAGACGAATGGAAAAGAAGAAACGGCGGCAAATCTTGTGACGAAGCTGACTCATTCATCTACTCACTTGCTGATATACTGGGCAACGAGACTAGGGTTCAAGCGACAACCGGAAAGAATGTCTCAGAACTTATTGGCAGACGTTTGAGGGATTAAATGGGTAAAATACAGAGCTTCATACAACAGTTTGCCAAAGAGCCGGCACCACAGATCGCTACCGAAATAGGTACTTCAACTATCGGGCTAATGCCAAGCATCTTCAACGAAGAATTTATTGATACCGACAAAGTCAAAGTCGAAGACTACAAAAAGATGTTGGATTCTGACGGCACAATCCAAGCGCTCTACAACACTATTGTTATGCCAATTCTTGGAAGCAACTGGACAATCGAACCGGACTCTGATTCTCCCGCTGCCATAGAACAATCTGCTTGGGTAGAGGACGCTCTCCGTAAACCGCCACACAAAGGCGGCATGTCGACACCTTTCGATCTTGTTTTGGCGCAGGCAATGCGCGCAGTTGTCGAGGGATATGCGGGCTTCGAGAAAGTCTACGAAATATGTGAAGGTAAGATTGTTTTCAAAAAGATTGCTTGGCGCGACCCAAACACTATAACGATGAGGACAGACGACCGCGGCGGATTCAACGGGCTAAGGCAAAGAGCATTCATCGGTTCTAACTATGTCGACGTTCGTATTCCGTTAGAGCGCTGTTGGCTATACACTTACGGAAAAGAGTTTCACAATCTCAAAGGCCGAAGCGCATTTACGGCGGCATATGTCGCATACGACAAGAAACGCCGGCTGCTCTATCTAGCAGAACAACAAGCCCAGTCTGACGCACTCAAACTTAAAATAGTTAAAGGCAAAGAGGGCGGCGGATATGATGAGCTAGAAGCCACAACAGAAGCAGTCGACGAAGTCGGATTCAAAGCAACAGTCGGCCTACCTTACGGCTACGATGTCGACACTCTAAACAACACTAACGGTATGGATTTGTTGCCACACATCGAATTCCAAAATGCAGAGATGGCCCGCTCAGTCTTGGCAATGTTCATCCTGTTAGGCACAGGGTCAAGCTCTAGCGGCTCTTGGGCGCTCTCAACCGACCAATCAGACTTCTTCATCAAAGCCCTAATGAGCATACGCAAGTCACTCGAAAACCATATTACAAGTTACCTGATACCCGACCTATACAAATTCAATTTCGAGACACCAGAGTTCGGTACATTCAAATTCGAAGACATCACCGACTCGACAATCGACCTACTCAAAACTACTTTCGTTAAACTCACAGAGAAAGACCGATTACCAGAATCAGTCATCGAAGGTATCGTACAAAAGATGGCCGACAAACTAGAGATAGATGTCGACCTCATGGAAGAAGCTGCCAGCGGCAAAGAAGAACCACGCGAAGATATTGCGCCGCCGCCAATCGTGCCGCCCGCTCCTATTGCAGCGCAGCCGGTAAACAATACGCGCAGCTTTGCAGCAACCATTCAGGTTGACGGCTGGAAAAGAGACATGACCCAAGCAGAAAAGAAAGTTAACTTTGCTGGCATAGACAACAAACTTAATTCGCTTGAAGCTGAAACTGTTAAAACAATCAAACCGATATATGATGCCCTCGTTGCTGACGCTATGACCAAAATCAACAAACTCATAGAGGCAGGCCAATACGACAAGCTGACAGAAAAGAATGTGTTCGACGAAAACATAAGAAACCAGTATGTTAAAGCGATCAAAGAAGCCGGCCTAGAAGCATACATCTACGGCAAGAATGGCGCGTCTGACGAGATCGAAGTTAAAGCACCTGCAACGCCTAAAGAATCGAAAGATTACTTCAGAGACAACGCTGTGGCTATCGTAGACAAACAATTGGCCGACCTACTGTTTAAGATACAGATGGCAGTTTCTGCGGGCCGCCGCAAAGACCAGCTCTCGAAAACAGATTTCTCTGTCGGTAGTGTCGTCGCTACAATCGCGGAACTCTTTGCAGCATTCTATTCAGATACTGTCGGGCTGACCGGGTTAGCAACAGTTTCTATCGGAGTAAACAAAGGCCGCAAAGATGTATTCAATGCCAACGCGAAAGACATCTACGCATACCAGTATTCCGCTTTGCTAGATAGTGTGACTTGCCCTACTTGCGCCAAGCTAGACGGCAAAGTCCTAAACGAAGCGTCATACAAGAAAACAGAATACGACCCGCCAATACATCACAACTGCCGCTGTATCTGGGTTGCTATCATGGCCGACGAAATAGATCCGCCACCGATTACAGGCTTTCCTGAAGACGGCGCGATAACACAAATGTTAGAACCTTCGCTTTCTCGCAGCACGCAAGAACAGATTGTGGAGCTTGGCCGCCGCGCCGTACAAGACGAGGTCGATAGATTATTAGCAGAGGATTAACTCATGGCTAACAAACTAGAAAAGATCGCAGAAAACAAAAAGCGGGCGGCATTCGCTAAACAACAAGAAGACGTTGCGGCATTCGCAAAGAAAGTGGCAGAAGAAGTTGTCGGAAAACTCGACTCAAACAAAACTCAAGAACTTCAAAGTACGGTTGCTGAATTGGCTACTTCGGTAGCGCAGGCAGTAGTTACTTCCAACAAGAGTTTCGACTCAGAACTCAAAGACAATTTTACACAGCTGCTTAACGCAGTCAAAAACAACAAACCCGACAATAGCAGTCTGGCAAAACTCAACAAAGAGATCGGTAAGTCTTTGGCAAAGTTTGAGGGCGCACTCGATCGGCTAGAACTTTCACCAGAAATTACTGTCGCAGGGCTAACCCAAGACCAGCTCAAAACAGAGATAGATAAAGTGCTTGGCCGCATGCCAAAAAGCTCGCAACGTGAAGTGTCTTTGGCTTACGAGAAAGCAACAGCAGACAAATACGTTAACGTAAGGCTGACAGACGGCCTCAAATTCTATTCGGCTTTCTCTATGGGCGGCGGTGGCGGTAACGGATCGCCATATATAGACTCGACAGGTAAGATCGTAAACGTAGAACTAACCGCAGGTGGCGAAATACCGGTGAGTGCTACGCTCGCTTCCTCTCCTGAATACATCAAAC